AGGTATGCCATTACCAGGGGGCGAATTATGTAAAGCAACTCATTTACAAATCGGGTTTAACGCCATCTGAAATTAGCAGGGAAGTGAAAGATCATATCAGCGACCGCAAGCCCGTGTACTGCGATGCAGCCGAACCGAAAAGCATTGAGGAACTATACAGGGGCGGTATCAACGCACAAACTGCGAACAAAGAAGTATGGGCAGGGATATTGAAAGTGAAATCATACCCTCTATTTGTACATAAGGATAGCAAAGACATCATTCGTGAACTGCAATCCTACAAATGGCGCAAGGATAAAAACGATAATGTAATTGATGAGCCTGTGAAAGAATCAGATGATGCGTGTTTTGTAGGAACAACAGAAATAACAACAATCACAGGACAAAAAAGGATAGATGAAATAAAAGTAGGCGATTTAGTATTAACTCGTAATGGGTATAAAAAAGTATTAGCAGTACACAATAACGGAGTGAAACAAGTGGAAAAGTATTTGATGCAATTCGGTACGCATTCCGTATATTTGTGTTGTACTTCTAATCATTTAATTTATACTCAAAACCAATGGACAGAGATTTCGAAATTAGAATCAACGCAAACGGTAAGCCATATCAAACATTTAATGGCAGAACATTTACATTGCATCCAGGAGCAAGATATTTCACAAGTGGGCCATTACACATGCATTGGTACGTTTGGGAACACTACAATGGAAAAAGGGAAAAAGGGTTTCACATACATCACAAAGATGGTAACACATGGAACAACGAAATATCCAATCTTGAAACGGTTAAATCCTTTACGCATCTTAGCGAACATGCAAAAGAGTATTTTAAAGATAACCCCGAAAAGTTCAAAGAGTTTCACGCAAAAGGAATTGAAGCAGCAAAGCAATGGCATAAAAGTGCAGAAGGAATTGAATGGCACAAAGAACATGCAGCAAAAACCAACTTCGGGAAGCCATTATCCATTGAATCAAAATGTATGCATTGCGGAAAAGATTACATTGCAAAAACAAAGCACTCAAAGTTCTGCCATCCAAACTGCAAAGCTAAAGTATTTAGAATGCGGGCTAAGTTGGAAAGCAAAGGTTTACGACCTAACGATTGAGGATGAACATGAATACTTTGCTAATGGTGTGTTAGTACATAATTGCGATGCGATGCGGTATGCCATATTCACCCACCTACATAAGCCAGCGTTCAAGGTGGCGGTATGGTAAGGGTTTTCGGTGTAATTTTGTATAAATCATTTTAATATGGGTTTATTCGATTTCCTCAATCGCAAGGCAGCACCTGTTAAGATGCCTGTGCAGGTATCTGTTGAACGTGGACTCCTTACATGGGATGGGCAGAATCAAGCAGAGATAGTTCGAGATAGTTACATAGGCAATGATTTAGTATATGCAATCATTACGCTGATAACCCAAAAAGCAAAGGTTGCCCCGTGGTTTGTGTACCGAGTAAAGAATAAAGCAGCGCAGAAGCGCTACATGGCAAAGATGCAGCAACCGGATGCTATAACTGATTATGCCAAACTAAAAGAACTCAAAGAGGAAGCGTTTGAGATATACGAAGGAGATAGCCGGCTGAATGAGTTACTCAAATACCCGAATAGCGAAGATACATGGAGCGATATTATAGAGCAATGGGTCGGGTTTAAGAAGATAACAGGCAACGCATTCATGTATGCAAAGCAGGTCGGGGAGGAATCAGTAAACAGGGGCAAGCCGTTAGAACTTTATATGCTGCCATCGCAATACATGGCAATCAAAGTAGATATTGAGCAGTTCCCACCTAAGAAGGTAGCCTATCAGTTGTACTATGGGCAGTATATCCCTTTCAATACTATTGAGATTCTGCATGATAAATACTTCAACCCCGAATGGAATGCGACCGGTGGGCAGTTGTACGGATTATCACCGCTTAGGGCTGCATCTAAGGTGCTGACACGTTCCAATGCAAGTAAGGAGGCATCCGTTGCGATGTTCGATAATATGGGGCCGTTAGGGGTTTTATACATGGATGACCAACGTTTCGACCCTTTATCCGGCAGCGAACAAGCACAGGCACTCAAGATGCAAATATCAGCCAACACAGGGGCCGCAAAGCACGGCAGCGCAGCCGTATCGGGTTACAAAGTAGGATGGGCGCAGATTGGGTTACCTGCGAAGGACTTGCAATTAATCGAAGCAGAGAAATGGGATAAAGAGGCACTATGCTCAATCTATGGAGTACCTCCGGTGTTACTGGGTAATACCGATGCTGCAACGTACAATAACATGAAGGAAGCGGAGAAATCACTAACCGTTCGGGCGGTGTTACCCGAACTAACTGCTATTCGTGATAACATCAACCGCAAGATGCAGACCGATTGGGGGTATAAGGGGTCGGATATATTCGTGGACTTTGATATGAGTGTTTATTCCGAACTCGAAGCCAACAGAGCAGAGCAATCTACATGGCTGAATACTGCATGGTGGTTAACACCCGAGCAGAAGTTGAAAATACAAGGACTTGCCCCCGATCCAAATGTACCGATTGAAGATTATCAAAAGTTGTATATTCCGCAAGGTTTGACACCCGTTGATGATTTCACTAACCTGCCTTTGAATGTACCGCCAACTTTATAACGCATATCGCAAACGATACAGGGTGCTTATCAAGCGTGAACTTGACCGCCAATGTATGGCACTACTCAAAGGCGAGCAACCGGATGAGGAAAAGCTAAAGCAGCATATCCGCAAACTGCACAACGATGCCGGGATAACGATGGCGAAGTATAACTATGATAAGATTCGCAAGTCGGCAGGTGTAAAGGATTCCATGACACCTGAACAAAGATGGGCGGCGGTTATAAAACTATTTTTAGAACAAGGGCTAACTAATTTAGTTAACGGCATTACATCTACCACGAAAGAAACTATCCGCAAAGTATTAATACAGGGTATGCAGGAAGGATGGAGTATTATGCAAATGATGAAGGAGATAGAGAAGTTAGGTATCAATGTTTACAGGGCTGAATTAATCGCACGTACCGAAACAACACGTGCTGCCAATCAGGGTGCAATGCTCGGGGCGGTATCAACTGGGTTACTAACCGTTAAAGAATGGATAGCAATAACGGATGATAGAACACGTAGAATACCCCGCAATGATTATGACCATTTGCACATGGATGGAAAGACAACACGAATTGATGAACCGTTTACCGTACCCGGTTTACGCAGCATAGATATTATGGAGTTCCCCGGAGACCCGAATGGCAGCGCAGGTAACGTATGTAATTGTAGGTGTACGGTTGGGTTCGAAGTAGTTAGAGATAGCAATGGAAAACCTGTAGATATACAAGGTGGGTTACGTGGGCCGGCAGGCGATATGTTGAACCTATGGAATAACACCTTATTTTTGCAATTACAAACTTTGATAAATGAAGCATTACCAGGTTAAAGATATTAGCAACGGCATCGAGGATATGGATATTCGTTCACGTAACGTGAAAACGGTATGGGCTATGTGCGGGAATGTGGATTTAGATAACGATGTGATAGTACCCGAAGCATTTACAAAAACAATACAGGAACGTGGGCCGCTTGGTAAGAATCTAATATGGTCATTGGTTGACCATAAGAGTTCAATGAAGTACGCACTCGGCAAGCCGAAAGAATTATACGTGGAAGGGAATGCACTTATTGCCGTTACTGAAATTATAGAAACGGAAATGGGTGAGGATATGCTGAAATTATATGAGGCTAATCTAATCAATCAGCACTCAATCGGATTCAGCACTATCAAATCCGAAATGGATAATTCTACAGGCATCCGCACAATCAAAGAGTTGATGCTCTATGAAGGTAGTGCCGTATTATGGGCAGCCAACCCCGAAACGCCTACGTTAGCAATGTACAAAGGAATGGAACAAGCAGAGGTACAGGAAACGCTTAACGGTAGATTAGAAAAACTACTAAAGGCGTTCAAGCATGGCACATTTACAGATGAAACTTTCTCCTTATTGGAGATAGAAATAAAGCAAATACAAAAAGCAATTTCAGACATTACCACTCAACCCGCAGCGAACGCAGTCGAGCCGGATACGAATGCAATAGTATTTGAAGCACTCAAACAATTTAATCACTCGTTAAAATCATTCAAATGACAAACGAACAAATCGCTGCGGAGGTAAAATCCATTGGAGATAATCTTACGCAAGTATTGGCAAATTCTGCCAACGCAAAAACTGATGCGGCTGATGCCAAATTAGTAGTTACCGAACTTAAAAGCAAATTAGATTCAGTAGTTACACCTGCTGACCTTAATGAGTTTAAATCCGTTATGCAAAATCAATTCGATGCCCTTACCATTAAGGTAAAAGCCGGCAATCCTGAGTCTGCAAAGAGTTTCAACGAAGTATTATCCGAGAAGTTAGAAGGCCGTAACATCGAAGCCGAAATCAAAAAGAATGGCCGTGTTCTGATTGAAATGCCCGAGGTAAAGACTATCACTTTGGCTACTAACCTTTCCGGTGATTCAGTTGCTACTTACAATAGCCGCCAAGCTACCCAACCTGCGCAGTTGGTAAATATGCGTGATTTCGTGCCTACCGTTCAAAGCCCTACAGGTTTGTATGTAACCTATCGTGAGGCTACTGGTAATGCGAACAACATCGCTGCACAACTTGAAGGATCATTAAAGCAAGAGAACAACTATTCTTTGACCGAGGTTAAGACTGTTAATCAGTTTATTGCCGGATTCAGCAAGTTTAGCCGTCAGATGCTTGCATCTTTGCCATTCATGAGCCAAACGCTTCCACGTTTGTTGACTCGTGATTTCTTTAAGGCAGAGAATAGTTCTTTCTTCTCTACCGTATCGGCTGCCTCTACTGGTGTTACTACCACTTCTGCATCTACCAACCTCGGAGATTTGATTCAGTTGATTGGTAATCAGCGTGCTGCTGATTTCAGTCCTTCTGTAATCTTCGTGAGCAATGCTACTTATAGCACTTTGCTGATTGAATCTTTCACCAACGGTTACTACCTCGGTGCAGGTTCTTTAGGTATCGGTGCTAACGGTGCTTTGAATCTTGTTGGCGTGCCTATCGTTGGCGTGAACTGGATTCCTGCTAGCCGTGCGTTGGTACTTGACAACTCATTTATTGAGCGTGTAGAGGTTAACGGTTTGAACATTGAGTTATCTTACGAAGATCAAAACAACTTCGTAACTAACATGGTTACTGCAAGAATCGAATGTTATGAGGCTATCAACTTGATGCTTCCTAACTCTTCTATTTACGCTACTATCTAAATTTAGTGGGGAGGGGTTAAAATCCTTCCCCATTATTTTTTCCCCATGAAACATATTTCTAAGCGTGAGCGAAAACACCCCACCAAAAAGACTACGCGTATTGTGGCACGTGCAGAGCTACTTGCCGATGGCAAAATCTGGATCAGAATGGAACGCCCACGACATCAACAAGTGGTTGATGAGCAGAGGCCACCTGGTAAAGGTGATGACCTCAAAGATGAACAATGAGAACTACGAATACGATGGAATCCACGTATTCAATAGAAGCAATGATTGGTATTTCCATCACGAATGGGCTGATATTATCTTCACACAATTAGACTTCGCAGGTGATGTTGCTATTGACTGCAAAAGCACAAAGAAGCCGGCCGTTTGGTTTGCACATAATACTTTCATGTACTCATCCGTACGTACGCACAGGGAGTTGAATGTAGTGTATAATTCGTACTGGAATAGTGAGGAATGTAAGTATGCTAACAACGGATTCGTATTGCAGCCACCGGTTGACATCAACCATTACAGGGGTGAGAAAGGGGATAAGATTACCCTAATTAATCTCAATCACAACAAAGGTGCTGAAATGTTCTACCGGATTGCAGAGGCGATGCCGGATAAGCAGTTCTTAGCCATACAGGGCGGGTACGGACAACAGATATACAAAGAGTTGCCGAATGTAGAATACATGGCTAATCAGTCGGATATACGATTCGCATATCGCAAAACGAGAATACTACTAATGCCATCCCACTACGAATCATGGGGGCGAACGGCTACCGAAGCAATGGCATCGGGTATCCCTGTTATTTGCACCGACTTGCCCGGATTACGAGAGAATTGTGGAGATGCGGCAACGTACTGCAAACAGGATAGATTAGATGAGTGGGTGCAGGCTATACGAAATGTGGAGGAAAACTACGAAATTTGCAGTAATAAGGCATTCAATAGGGCAAATGAATTGCAGCCGGAAAACAATCTAATAAAATTCGAGCAATGGGTAACTACTCTTACATAATTGATTCTAACATCACGGAGGTAAGCTATGCTGAACCCGTAACGCTTGCAGAGGCGAAATTATACATTCGTGTTTCTCACACCTCTGAAGATGCGCAAATATCCGAAATGATACGAAGCGCACGAATGATAATTGAGAAAGCCACAGGGCTATCCCTTATCACTAAGCAGGCCGAAGTATGGTTCTGCAATAAAGGTGGATGGTTTCAGTTTCCACACGGGCCGATTACTTCATCCATTACTCTGTACGATGTAACCTCCGGTACCGAATTAACCGATAAAACTATCATGGGCGGTAAGCATCCGGTAATTACCTTCCCTGCTATTGACAAAATGCGTGCGGTGTATAATGTTGGATTCACGGCACTACCTACTGCGTTAAAAACGGCAATACTTGACCAGGTGAATCACTTGTACGAGAATAGAGGGGCGTTTGATGAAACGATGGGAGTTTGTCAGAAAGCATGGCGCACTTGTCAGATGTACACTAAAACCTCACCTGTATTATGAGAATAAAAGGAAATAGCCCAAAGTTCCTATCGGCTGAATTACTCATTGAGCCGATGGTATTAATGGAGCCTACAACCACAACCGATAGTGAGGGGGGTTTTATGGTTACCTATGCGGCAGGCAGTACGATTTGGGGTATGTATGTACCGCTCGGGCAAGACCGACAACTATTATCAGCGGAGGTAACTTTCACCGATTCGGCAAGGGTGTATATCCGCTACCCCCTCACTTTCGATAACACGTATAAGATACAGATTAATGGGTTTGATTATACAATCCATTCGATTACGGATATTGAGAATAGAAAGGAATATTACGAAATAACAATATTTAGATAATGGCAGGTTTTGCACTTGACATATCGGGGATAAAGCAGGTAGAAGATGCCATTAAGAAGATTGATGCAAAGGCTACAAAAGGACTATCGGCCGAACTTGACACATCATCCATAAATATACAAAGGATGGCAGCAAGAACCGCCCCCGGTAATTTAGGAAAGTTAAAAGGTAGTTTCAATATTGATATCGGTAATTCATTATTCAAGTCAGTATTCAGTACGGTTGAGTATGCTCCGTATGTGGAGTTTGGTACACGGGGCAAGGCGAGAATACCTGCCGGATACGAGGCATTTGCAGCACAATACAAAGGCAAGGGCGCAAAAGGTGCATGGAAAGCCATTGAGTTTTGGATAAAGCGAAAAGGCATAGACCCAAAACTAACCTTTGTAATATTTCGTTCTATTATGCGTAATGGTATCTCACCGCAACCATTTATGATACCAGCCTATGAGAAAGAAAAGCCCGCCCTACTCAAACGCCTTAAAGCACTATTCTCATGATAATGAAAAACCCCGCCATAGAGATAAAGAAGTGGTTAGTTACCCGCCTACAGGCATACGCTTACATTGATGTGTACGATGGCATGACCCCAACGGATGCGGATGGGGAGTATATTGTTATCAGTTCGCGAACTGCTAATCAGGGCGAAGGGAAAGACTGCTTCCAATTTGAGGTATCGGCTAACGTGGATATAGTAACTAAGGGCAGCAATTTCGGATTCAAAAGGGCAGAGCAAATAGCAGAGTTGGTAGTGGGCGGTATCAATTCAGACACGGTGGTAACCTTACCTGTAGGTTGGGATTGTAAAAACGTGGTATGTGAATCAATCAACAACTTAGAGGACTTAGACCCCTTTGAGAACACTTTTCGTGTAATAATTCGTTATACCTTTGTAATCACTCAAACAATATAAAATGGCATACACTTTCGTAAACGGCAGAGATATAATTCTGCAAATTGACTGGGATAATAATTCTACGTTTCTCCCTGTTGCGTGTTTAACTTCTGTATCAATGGATGTAAAAAGAGATGCCATTGATGCTGATTCTAAATGCGGCGACCAACAATTGCCTGGTGATAGCGTGATGCAGACCATTTCGGTTAGCGGTAATGCAATCGACCAAACAGGCACAATCGATAAAGAAAGCTATGAGCGCTTGTATTCTTTGGTAGGCAGTAAAGCGGTTGTAGCTGCAAAGTTCGGCCCTGCATCTCCTGTATCCGGAGATATAGTTTACACAGGTAATATCTTTGTTACCTCTATCAAACTTGATGCAAAGGATAAAGACTTGATGAAATTTGATGCAGAGTTTGGTGTACAAAGTGCGCCAATGACCCAAACTAAAACGTACTAATTTATGACACCATACGAATTACAAACTTCGGGGGGTGTTGTAAAATTGGAATGGGGTACATGGGCGATGCACCGCTACTGCGAACTGAATGGAGATATTCCTATCAGCAAGTTGTTAAGCCTATACAACGGTGAGGTGTTTTCTTTCAAGCACATTATAACGATGGTACAGGCAGCAAGTGAGAGCGCAGGGCAAGTGATAGATGATAGGACTGCTGCCAAGTACATAGATGAAGCGGGCGGGGCGAATGGTAAGGCGGTGAATGAGTTTATCCACTACACTATAAAGTGCATGACACCAGATGTGCCAACGGATGAAAAGCCTGTGGAAGAAAAAAAAAGTTAAGGGAAAAGACTTGGGATGAGATTGTGATTCTCGCCATTGAAGCAGGCCTAAGTATAGAAGTATTTTGGCGGCTTACATGGCGGGAATTTCTTTTATACAGGAAAGGTTACGAAGCGAAGCAGTTAGCCGAATGGCAGCGTACACGAATGATAGCGTATATCATTTATTGCACGAACACCGAATCCGGCAAGCGAAAAGATATAGCAGAGTTCTTACCTTTGTCAACAGATGAGCAACCGGATCGGGGCGAGAGATTAACACAGGAACAATTTATCGAAAACATGAAGAAACTTAGTCAAGCAATATAAGATGGCAGTTGAAACCCTCAAGATAGTATTAACGGCAGATAATAAGCAGGCGTTGCTTGCCATGCGTGAAACGGTTACATCTTTGGATGGTGTTTCGGTTGCAGGGGGTAAAGCAGGCGGTGCAACTAAAAAACTGGGTACTGACTTCACCGGACTATCACGAGTTATTCAGGATATGCCGTATGGATTTAATGCTATATCGAATAACCTTACTCAATTACTCCCGGCTGCGGGGGCCTTAGGATTGGCATTTAGTGGGGTTGTAGCAGGGCTATCATTTATGGAACTTGGGTTTGGAGCATGGACAAGGGCATTAGATAAAATTAAGGGGCCTTTGTCAATGACTGACCAACTAAACCAAAACTATGTAAAAACACTTGCCGAGGAAAAAGTACAATTAGATAACCTATTTAAAATTGCTGAAGATAATAATCAATCATTAGAGGTTAGGAATCAGGCGATAGCTAAACTGCGTGAAACCACAGGGCCGTATTTGCAGGATTTAACGGATGATCAAATAATGACAGGGCTTGCAAAAGATGCTCACAACGAATTAACCGAAGCACTCAAAAAGCAATCCATTGCACAGGCAGCGTTAGCACTTGGCGCACCTATTCAACAAAAGATACTTGAGTACGATATTGAATTAATAAATCAAAAGAAGCAAGCAGTATTAGATTACATTGCTGCAAGTAAAGGGGGTACAGAAACAATATCAACTGGACCCGGTGGCCCATCTATAAGAATTTCAGCAGAGCAAAGGCAATTAGGTGTTATAAATCAATTTGGACGTGATAGACTTGAAATACTTAAAAAGCAAGCAGAAGAACAAACTAAATTAAATCAGTTACAGGATATAGCCGCAAAGAATGCAGGACTTGAGTTGAAACCACCCCCCGGAGGTAAAACCAAAGAGGTTGTAATCAAAGATGAAAACAAAGCACTTGAAGAACAAATCCAAATATACAAGCGGTTAAAGTTTGCAATGATGGGGGAGGAAGTTATTACCCAAGAAAAGGCAAAGCAGAAAGACCTAACCAATCTGAAACTAAGGATGGATGCAAGTACTGCCGTTAACCAAATTACTGCCCAATCAATAGATTTAAAAGACCAAGAAAATGCCCGTGTTGAAATTGCCAACGCATTGACTGAGCGTGCTATGCAAAGTTTAACAGGCTTAGCAAATGCAATGGCTAACGGTGCAAGTATGGGCGAAGCATTCGGTAATATGTTCAAACAAATTGCTATTGATATAGCACTTGCAGCAGCAAAGGCGGCAATATTTCAAGGTATATTAATGGCATTACCGGGGGGCGGTGCGTTAAAGTTTGGCGAAGGGTTTTTTGGTAAACTTAAAGGCCTATTAGGATTCAGCAAAGGCGGCACCGTTTCCGGCCCCCAATCCGGCTACCCTGTAATGTTACACGGTACTGAACACATTGTACGCCCCGACCAGATGAAACAAATCATTGCATCGGCATCGCAGATGGGGGGGAGTAATAGTAGCAGAGTAATGGTAGAGGGTATAATTAGGGGTAACGATATATTCCTTTCACAACAAAGAACGGGTACATTCCGCTCACTTACAACGTAATAACATGCCTTGTAAAAAAGTAGTAATTGACATTATAGCCGGAGACCTTGCAGATGCGGATGATGGATTCGTTTATATTAGTTTCGTTGATTGCTCCGGTAACGATGTTGTGGTAGGCTACAACACCGCAAAATTAGATTTTGATACAGGGTACTGCATGGATATTGACCGTGATTACACGGCTGAAATATACGTAGGTGGCATACCTACTGCACCGCCTTACAATAGCCGGGTTACGGAGGGCGATACCTGTACCGAATCCAATCCGGTAGAAATACCCCCGGCAGTAGTACCACCTGCATACGGAAAGAAATACACCCTATCAGCAGTAGGCAAATCTGGGCATACGTTTACGGCTGAAATATATGAGAAACTATACACAGGGGCAACATATCCAATTAACACTTCATTAAACCCGTTTGTATTAGATTGCCTTGCCTCTAACGATGACCCATTCCAACCAATACTACCAACTACATTCACAATACGGGCAGACTTCACAAATTTTACAGGGCCGTTCCCTGACTTCTTATCTACGGATGATAGAAAATACTTTGTTAAATTTTATGCAAGTGGTACAACCTATTTGTTGTGGAATGGCTTTATATTAATGGATACTATTTCGCTGCCATTCACAACAGGGAGTACAATCATTGATATTATTTGTGTAGATGCAATCGGGCAATTAAAATCGGTTACCTACCTACCCGGTGTACCGCTTCTGACAAGTACAGAAAGTATTGTTAAAACAATAAACAATTGCCTTGCCTATTTATTATATCCGGGCGGCTACAAAGTAAACTTTGCCGTTAATTACTACACATCGCAGCTATCAGATGCAACAAGCGCACTTCGGCAGATATACGTTACTCAATGTAACTGGCAAACAGGGTCGGAGGCTTATCTAACCTGTTATGATATTATAGAAATCATTTGTACGGCATTTGGGGCGCAAATATATCAGTCGGGCGGTGAGTGGTGGATAACCTCCGTTAATGAAAGAGCAAGTAATACGATACGCGTATTCCAAACGGATCAAGATACTTCGGCCGATGTTGCCTATACAAAAACATTGAACTACACAATTCAGCCATACCAAAGTGATACGCTGACTCCGTTCTATTTTGTAAACAATTCACAAACGAAAATACTATCAAAGGGATTTCCGATAGTAGAGGTTAGCGGGGATATTGATTACAATTATAACAAACTTATTAACGGAGATTTTAGTAAGCTAAGTAACATTGCAGGTAACGCCCCGAATGGTACACCGGATAACTGGACTACAACAATCGGTACAAGTGGTTCGGTAAACATTCAAACAACTAATGGAGTTAGCGGATTGTTTTTAGATGGAGGCACTACAAATACGGTGCTTGTATCTACTCCGGTACTGATAGATGAATACGATAAAGTTAGTTTGTCATTTGATGGGTATGGCGGAACGGGAGGTGCTACATTTTTGCACATAGAAATAAAGATTGATGTAGGGGGTGGCAACTTTTACAAGTACACGAAAGCAGCAGGGGCAGACCCTGAATGGTTATACAATCCATCCACATCAGCAGGGGCGTATAGGTACGAAGTGGGAGATATTGTTAACCCGCAAAGAATAAGTATTGATTCAAGCGGTGCGCCTGCATCGGGAACATTAGAGATTACTTTTAGAGTAGGTACACAAATAGGCGGGGCGCATACAGAGGGATTCTTTGGCAATGCACGGTTAACTTATACATCGCAGTATTCTAAATACACTTTCCAAAATGTTAACACAAGTTCACCTTATAAAAAAGAGGTAAATGTTAAATTAGGAAATTATACCGTAATATCAAGTATTGTTTCACGTACTCAATCTCAATCGTTACTAACCACATCTAATAACGGGTTACTTAACTGGACTCGTTACGGGGATAGTAGTGTTACTTATAGCACACTTGCGATTCTTTTGTTATCGCAGTATTACAACATATTCAGTAAGCCCCGTGTTAATATGTCTTTTACGCAGTACAATGTTTACAATCAGGCGGGGGATTATTTTATCGGGTTAGTTAATAACTTTGCAATTACAGACCCATCGGGAACAATATCAATAAACGCATTCAAGTATATTTTGGGTGCATGTACCATTGATTACGTTAACAATACAATAAGTGGTACTGCGTTACAAATTGCAAACACAAATTTAACTTTTAGTACAAAGCAAACTTTAACACCTAACAGATGACACCCGTAACCGGCCAAAAGCTAAACATATACCGCTACAACTCAATAGCAATGACTGACACGTTAATTGCGTGTGCAAGGAATTGCACATTCAGCGTGAATGTGAATGAGATGGAAACCACAGGAATAGCCTCCGCATGGTTCAAAGAATCCCGCCCGGATGTCGCTTCGTGGTCAATCTCCTGCGATGGGTTGGTGGTATTGGATGATTATTCGTACCTGTTTATGCTTAATAGCCAACTTGCTAGGGAGATAGTATCGTTTAAGTTCGTGATTGATAATGGTACTGCCGGAGGTTTGGTTATCGTATCGGGCTTAGTATGGCTGCAATCAATCTCATTACAGGGCAATAACAAGGATGTAAGTACCTATCAGGTAAATTATCAAGGTACTGGGGCGTATTCCTTAGCAGGCACAACCATAACGCCCACAGGGGTGGTTATTAGCGGAACTACTACACAGGTATTACAATACACTGCCGGGGGCGGGGAAACTTCTATCGTTATACCGGGTGGGGCGGGAAAGACTATGCTCTATGGTAGCCGTGGCGGTACATCGTTTGAAACTATTGTTTATTCGGGTACACCGGGTACGGGGGCAAAGTGGACTATTGGAAGTGGTACGCTCGAAGTAGATGCCGGAGTGCCATTCTTTACAGGTGAGAAAATTATTATTTTAGTTCAATAAACCTATACTATGTTACAAAGATTGTTGATAATTACCCTTACTTTATGTTCGCTATCTGCATCCGCACAATGGCAACAAACAGGTAGCAAAGTGCGTTACGTTAATGGGTTGGGTATTCCTACTAAGGATACCGCCGCCGGGGTGAGTGCTGATAGTTCGCAAATACTGATAAGGCCGGCTGATTCATCTCTGTATATTAAGTACAAGCGGACTTGGGTAAAGGTTGGTAGCGGTGGCGGTGGTGTTGGCGGTAGTGGTACTATTAACAGAGTGCCCAAGTTCACGGCAGGTACTACTATTGGTAATTCATCCATTGTGGATTCGGCTTCTGCGGTGGCTATGACTATTAATCCATCGGGTAATGTGGGGATTGGAACTACTGCACCTACTAATGGAAACCTGCAACTTTATTCTGCATCAGGAACTAATCAAATTATACAAGATGCAGGAACTTTACTACGTTTTGTAGCGCAAGGCGGTATAAATTATATACTTTCAGGAACGGATTTAACATCAGGTAGTTCTGCACCTTTGGTTTTTGGAAATATAGGAGTAGCAAGTGAATGGATGCGGATAACATCAGCAGGAAATGTAGGTATAGGTTACACCGCACCTGCTACAAGATTAGCCGTTAATGGCACAACCCTAATCAATACCAACACAGATAACGGAGTTGATAAATTGCAGGTGAGTGGAAGTGCAATAGCATCTACTTTGAAGGTTAATACATCAGGGCAAACGTTAAATATATCTACGTTTTATAATTCTGGGTTAGGTAATAACTTATGGATAAATAATACTGCACCAGCAACCGTTTCGGGTGAACAAAATATTGGTATTGGTGTAGATGCAATGATTTCTAATACTTCCGGTTATTATAATACTGGGATTGGAGGTAGAGCATTACAAAGAAACACATCCGGATTTAGTAACGTAGCACTTGGGTTTTCTGCATTAGAATATCAAACCACAGGGCAAAGAAATGTCGGGATTGGAACTAATGCATTAAATTCTGTTGTTTCAGGAACTGATAATTTTGGAATTGGTGCATTTGCTTTACAATTTACAACAGGAAGTAAAAATGTGGGTATAGGTAGTCAGGTATTATATGAAAACACGACAGGTTCATCTAATATTGCTTTTGGTTTAGATGCAGGAAGAAGGATAAGCGGAGGTAGTGCCAATCAAACATCAAATCAATCTATATTTATAGGTGAAGATACAAGAGCAAGTGCGGCAGGTAACACAAATGAAATGGTATTCGGTCATACCGCAATAGGGCAAGGCAGCAACACCGTAACACTAGGAAATTCATCTATCACAAAGACATTCCTACGTGGTAACACAATGGTAAATACCACTACTGACAACGGAGTGGATGAGTTACAGGTACAAGGTTCAATATCCGGTATCGGATTCAAACAGGCCTACGTTACCAAAACAGGCGCATACACCGCTACTAATGATGATTATGTAATTGATTGCACTTCCGGTACTTTCACCGTTACGCTTCCTGCATCATCGGGTAGAACGGGTAGAATACTAATCATAAAGAATAGCGGAGCAGGCACTATAACCGTTGATGGTAACGCATCTGAAACCATTGATGGTGCTGCTACCTATTCACTTGCAGTACAATACGCCACAGTACAAATTATCTCGGATGGTACCAACTGGAAAATTATCTCTAAATTCTAATACCTTTGTAATATGATAACTGCAATCGCCCTTTCAATCGCACTAACTACAACCGCACCCGTGCAAGTGCAAACGCAAACGGATACTATTCCACACTCAATACAAATCAAAGATGTTGAGTCAAACAAGTTTACAAAAGATACCACTTCGCAAATAACCTGGAGTATATTCGGACTCACAGGAGATAGTGGTGCCGGATGTACGGCATACGTAGTAGCCTATGACAAAAAAGGCCGTAAAGTAATGGATGCAAACATACCAATTCCGCCTTCTATTTTAGAACAATGGGGTAACTATGCAAAACTTATAGATAATTATATCATCTCATTGTATAAAGTTCAAAAAAAGAAATAATGGAGCAGCACGTAGATAGCACATCGGTAAAGGGGTTACTATTGACAATGGGTTTATGGATGTTAGCACACGTTACCGCCTCGCAGGTGGCTACCTACTGCACTATACTATCGGCTATTGTTACTATAATCGTTAATATACAAAAATTCAAAAATGGCAAAGACAAGCATAGGACTGACTAACGTAAACTCACCCGCTCCGAAATGGTATCGCAAATCAAAGAGAATTATCGGGTTGCTATCCGGCCCTACCGTGTTGGCAGTATTTCAGATATTTAAACTAACTGACCACCAAATGGCAAGCGTGGCAACGGTAATAGCTTTCCTTCCTACATTATTAGAGGTATTTTCCGCAATACTTGCAAACGGTGAACAATATGCAGCTATCGATGAAAAGTCCGAATAATTCGGACAGTTGGGTAAAGTGGTGGTTACTTGCAATGGCTTTGCTATTCGTGCTGATTATGACATCATGCAATAGTGTAAAGAAATCGCAAACCACTACACAAGAACAAACGCTCACTATCTATGTACGTGATACGGTACACGTTAAAGTGATAGACACATCTCGCATCGTAACCGAATTACAGGAATTTAATACAAAGACTATTGAGTTATACGATACCGTGTATAAAGATGTGCCTGTACTTCGCCAACGGATAATATACGAGAACGTAAAGCAGCAACGCACCGAATCACAGGCAGGTATCACAAAGGATAGTGTATCGGGCAGCGTGAGTAATACGCAGGCACTTAGCAAGGTAGAATCAACAAGCAGTAAGAAATCAAACAGAATACCATTTATCGGAATTATAATCGGAGGCATTGTAATAATTATAATCTATGGCATACGTAAAACCTATAGTAAGCCTTAACGAGTATAAGGCGATGTTTGATTCGATGCAAGTCGATGAAGATAAAGCAGCCGAAATAGCTAAAGCCGTTGCACTAATCAACAAGGGTAAGCAGCGTTATTTATCCGTTACTGCTAAACTGAATCTCAAATGCCCGTGGTATGCACTGGGGATAGTTCACTACTTAGAAGGCAGTTGCAATTTCTCAAAGCACATTCACAATGGCGATCCGTTAACCGCTCGCACCTGGCAAGTACCTGCAGGCCGGCCATTACTACCGCCACAATTCGGTAAGTCCTACACTTGGGAGGAAAGCGCTGAAGATTGGTTTCGCTTAAAGAATTGGCACAAATGGCAAGATTGGGGGGTGCAAGATATGTTGTATAGATTTGAGGCGAATAACGGATTCGGGTATCGCAAGCGGTCGGTTGCTACGCCTTACCTATGGAGTTATAGCGACCATTACGACAAAGGCAAGTTTGTAGCGGATGGCAAATACAATCCCGATGCCGTGAGTAAGCAAGTCGGGGCGGCAATTTTGCTTAAGGAATTGATGTAATTTTACACTACAATTATAAATCATGGCAGTATTTAACAAATTCGATTCGTTTGTGGAAGCGGTAGCGGAGAAGGTGCATAACCTCGGCTCTGAC